GCCGTGGCTGCATCCAGCTCACAGGGTCTGCGAACTACCACCACGCTGGCCAGGCGCTAGGCGTGGACCTGATCATGCAGCCAGAGCTGGTGGCCACGCCCCAGTATGCTGCGCTGACTGCCGGATGGTTTTGGAACACCCACAAGCTCAACCAGTATGCAGACAGCCAGGACTACAAGACCATGACCAAAAAGATCAATGGTGGCTTTATTGGCCTGGAAGACCGGATCAAGCACATCAACCATGCGCTGTCTGTCCTGACATAATTAAGCCATGGCCAATGTCAAGCAGCAATTAGAGTCCCCATCAATACCGAGTCTGGGTTTCCCACCAGAGGGGTATGAGCGCAGGCACTTTAATGAGAACTATGGCTCTTTAAATATTTACTTCAGAAAGCTGACCACAGTCCTGGGGTCTTTGTTTGGACCAAAGGGCGGTAAGTTTTTGAACAATCCCTATGGGGCATTTCAAGACTCTACCGACCAGGTGGCCGCCAACACCACCACGGCCTATGCGGTCACATTCAACACCACAGACTTTTCTAATGGTGTGACAGTGGCCAGTAACTCTCGGATCACTGTGGCTGATGCTGGCATTTGGAATTTGCAGTTTTCCATTCAATTCAAGAACACCACAAATGACACCCAGGATGTGGACATTTGGTTCAGAAAGAATGGCACAAACATTGACAATTCAAACAGCAGATTTAACTTATCACCCAGAAAGTCTTCTGGTGATCCAAGTCATTTAATTGCAGCCATGAACTTCTTTGCCAGCTTGAGTGCCAGCGACTATATTGAGATAATGTGGCGCGTGAGCGATGTTGGTGTCTCTATCGAGCATTATGGAACAAGCACCAGCCCAACACGGCCAGCAGTGCCATCAGCCATTGTCACGATGAGCTTTGTGTCAAACTTACCAACAATCTAGCCATGTACATACCACTCAAACTCCCTCCAGGCATTTACCGAAATGGTACTGAATACCAGGCAGCAGGCCGCTGGTATGACGCAAACCTGGTGCGCTGGTACGAGAACACTTTGCGGCCCATGGGTGGCTGGAGAAAGCGCTCATCAACGCAAATCACGGGAATGTGCCGAGGATTTTTGAACTGGCGCGACAACAGCGCCACGCGCTGGACCGGGATTGGTACGCATTCCAAGCTCTACGCCATGAACGAATCTGGCACGATCAAGGACATCACGCCAAGTGGATTCACCACTGGCTCTGCTGATGCCATTGTCAAGACCGGCTATGGTTACAGCGACTTTGGTAAATTCAGTTATGGCATTGCCAGGCCAGATTTGGGAGCAATCACTCCGGCCACCACATGGTCAATGGACACATGGGGTGAGTATTTGGTGGCTTGCTCCAATGCTGATGGCAAGCTCTATGAGTGGCAGCTTGGCTTTTCAACGCCAACGATTGCAGCTGCCATCACCAATGCACCAACGAGTAACAAGGCTGTGCTTGTCACTGCCGAGCGCATCATGTTTGCCCTTGGCGCTGGTGGCAATCCAAGAAAAGTGCAGTGGTGCGACCAGGAGAACAATACACTTTGGACACCAGCAGGCGACAACCAGGCAGGCGACTATGACCTGGCCACGCCTGGCACATTGATCGCTGGCAAGCGTGTCAAGGGTGTCAATCTACTGTTTACAGATGTGGATGTCCACACGGCCCAGTATGTTGGCGCGCCATTCGTTTATGGCTTTGAGAAGGCTGGCTCTGGCTGCGGTCTCATTTCAGCCCAGGCTGTGGCGGCCATTGACACTGCTGCCATTTGGATGAGCAAATCAGGCTTCTGGATTTATGACGGCTATGTCAAGCCACTGCCAAGTGATGTGTCTGACTATGTCTTTGGCAACATCAACTTCAACCAGTCATCTAAGGTCTATGCTGTCCACAACAGCAAGTATGGCGAAATCTGGTGGTATTACCCAAGCAGTGGCAGCAATGAGAATGACTCTTATGTCACCTACAACTACCGCGAGAATCACTGGAACATAGGCACATTGGCCAGGACTGCTGGCACTGATGCCGGTGTGTTTACCAACCCAATGGCAGTGTCCACTGATGGCTATGTCTACGAACATGAGGTCGGCTTTTCTTATGACAGCGCCAGCGTTTACGCTGAGTCTGGCCCAGTGCAATTGGGCAATGGCGACAACATCATGTCGGTCAAGGAAGTCATTCCAGATGAGCAGACGCTGGGTGAGGCTGTGGTGTCATTCAAGACCAGGAATTACCCAACAGGCGAGCAATCGACTTATGGACCATATACGGCAGCCAATCCGACTGATGTGAGGTTTGCAGCGCGCCAGGTCAATATCAAGGTGACTGGTGCGGTGTTGGCTGACTGGCGAATTGGGGTGATGAGGCTTGATGCCCAGCCCTCTGGAAAGAGATGAGCGACCAGGAACATTTGGATAGGCTGCGCCACCATGTGGAGGCTGCCTTAGAATACTCTGGAGGCACACATAATTTTGACGATGTCGCTGAGATGGTCCAGGATCACAGATTGCAGCTGTGGCCAGCCAAAGACTCGGTGGTATTGACAGAGATCATTGTCTATCCCAGGCTAAAGAATTTGCATTATTTTCTGGCTGGTGGCGACCTAGATGAACTCTCAAGGATGAGACCATTGATTGAATCCTGGGGCAAATCGATTGGCTGCACCAGGGTGACTTTGGCAGGCCGTAGAGGCTGGTCAAAGACATTTTTGAAAGACGAAGGTTACAGTCCACAATGGTCTGTAATGGCAAAAGAACTTTAGGACATTGAGATGGCTAAAAAATATTATGAAGATATTTTTAATTTGCTGAGTGCAAATCGGCCTGTGGCTGCACCAGTGCAAGATGGCGGCCTACTTTTTGGACCAGCTCAACTCGCCAACAATCTGGCCAGATACCAGGCAATCCCACTTGGCGCTCAATATAACCCAGAGGCCCAAGTCAATGGCCTGTCCCCCTATCAGCAGATCATGGCTCGCATGGCCAACCAAAGAGCAAGAGTCCCAACTGGTGGCAATGGTGGATTTGTAAATGTTCAAAATCTCCCAAACATTGTTAGTGATATTAGTCAGCCTGCAATCAATGTCGACTCAGGCTTTGGCATTCCAATTTTTGACAATCCAATAATTGAGCCAGAAGCTCCAGCGCAAGAAGAAAGAATGAGCGATGAGGAGGCAATTCAAAGAATTGAAGACGAAGTCGCGCAAGAGCAATACGACCAGGAAAATCAAGACGCAATTGACAGGGTTGAGCAGGCTGTCGAAGAAGAGAGAGTCCAACAAACAATTAACGATTTAGAGCAGTCTGTACGCGATGAGGCTTTGGCAGAAAGCGCCAGAGCTTCTGATATTGATGACGCAACAATTAGCACTGATCCTGTTTATGTTGCAGACGATGGCACGACTGAATCGATTGAAGACACCATTCGAGAAATTACCCCTGTTGAGCCAACGCCAGAAGGGCTGCTAACCACAGACGAATTTGGCGACTTGGACCAGGCTATTGAGCTTGAGCGTTACGCGCAAGAAACTCAAGATGCCATCAACAAGTATCAGCAAGAAATACGCGATGAGGCGGTTTCTCAAGCCTTGGCCCAAGAGAATCCATGGGCCAATTTAAATGAAGCCATTGCCGCAAATGCCTTGGCAGACAGTGCGCGTGCTTCTGACATTGATGCATTAACAATTGGTGCTGATAACTTTGGCACATATTCTGGCTTTACGCCTGCACCAGCCAATCCCAATATCCCGATTGAAGATGCTGTGGCCAGTGATGTGCAAGAGCCTGTGATGTCATTGCTAGATGTTGGTGTTGATCCAATAACTGGCGTGGCCAGAGACAATGGCGCGGCAGAAGCTGCCATCAGAGAGCAAGAGGCAATTGACAGAGAAGAGGCCACAAGGCTCAGTGAAATGATGGCATCTTTTGAAGCTGCACAGCCTCAAGAGCAATATGTCCCGCCATATGTGGAGCCAGAAGGATTGCTTGGCCCAGTGGTGCAGCCAGAAGCTCCATATGTGGAGCCATATGTGGAGCCATATGTGGAGCCATATGTGGAGCCATATGTGGAGCCATATGTGGATCCTGTAGCACAACCATATGCGCCACCAGAAGCGCCATATGTCGAGCCATATGTCGAGCCGTATGTTGAGCCGTATGTGCCAACATATGTGGAGCCTTACATTCAGCCAGAAGCGCCAACATATGTTGAGCCTTACATTCAGCCATATGTGCCACCAGAAGTGCCATATGTTGAGCCGTACATTCAGCCAGAAGGCTTGATTGGCCCGACAATTGGTTCATTTACTGCGCCAGAGTCGCCAATTTTTGTCAATAATCCATACATCAGCCCAACTGATGTTATTCAGCCAGAGGGGCTGCTGAATCCATACTCTGAAATGACATTCAGCGGTGGTGGCGGTGGTGGTGCTGTCGGTATCAGTGGCGACTATGGGAATAACTTTGCAAATGAATTTGGTGGTTTAGAAGACCTTGATCTCTCATCAAATTATTTGCTTTATTAAGAGGAAAAGAAAATGTCTAAAGGCGGCAGTCAAACATCAACAAGCTCAATTGATCCACAGATCAAAGAAGCATTCTTAGGCAATTTCCAACAGGCAAAGAATGTCGCTGGGGCATTGCCTGTGCAAGAGTTTGCGCAGCTCAACCCAATGTATGAAGCTGGCGAGGAGGCTTTGGTCAATACAGCCCTGGCTGGACCAGGCATTGCCGGCACAGACTTGGCCGCACAAATGGCAGCTTATGGCGGTATATATCAGCCATCAGCCATTGAAGCGCGCCAATCCAACTTAGGCATGACTGGCCCAGGATCAATTGGCCAGTATATGAATCCATACACAAGCATGGTGCGAGAGAACGCCCTGGCTGATTTGGAAGCAGCACGAAGAGGCGCAATCCAACAAACAGGCGAGCGTGCAACAGCTGCCCGTGCATTTGGTGGATCACGCCAAGGTGTGGCAGAGGCTTTGACCAATGCGGGATTTGCCAAGCAGGCCGCCAACCTTGGCACGACATTGAACGAGCAAGCATTCAACCAGGCCATGGCCATGCAGCAGGCCGATATTGCGCGCCAGCAGCAGGCAGACCTGGCTAACCAACAAGCAGGCTTGCAAGGCGCTCAATTGCGTCTTGGTGGCGCTGGCCAACTTGGCAGCCTTGCAGCGCAGCAGCAGGCTTTGCGTCTTGGTGGTGCGCAGGCAGTCATGGGCGCTGGCGGTGCGCGTCAATCTCTTGAGCAGCAGCAACTGGATGCGGCAAGAAACATCGGCCTGCAAAAACTTGCTGTACAGCAGTCTGCACTTGGTGCGCAGCCGGCCAATCTTGGCATGATCACCCAGACCCCATACACCCAGAATGTAGGCGCTGGCCTGCTTGGTGGTGCATTGGCAGGCTCTCAATTGGCCGGTATTGGTGGGCTTTCAGCAGGCGCAGGCGCTGGTCTTGGTGCATTGCTTGCCTTGATCTGACATGCGCAACACTCCAACGCCAGAGCCAAGACGCTACGCTGACGCGCAGCTCATGGCGCTGCTTGATCCCTCAAGCAAACGAGACACCATCTTGATCACGCCTGGATCGCCTATGCCCTCTCGCATCCCTGATGGGCTGACAGTGGCACGCACCAGCAGAGGTGTGGTGATCACCAGTAACCCATCCAAGGTCAAGATCATTGACCAGGGGTCTGAGCGTGATGTTGGCATGGCTTTGTTTGGCTATGCGCATGACCAGTCAAAAGGCTTTGACAATGTGGCTGTGGCCATGGACAGGGCTGGTACACCGGTGGCCGAGCTGGCCATCAAGCCTGGTGAAGAAAGAGGCGCTATGCGTGCGGCATCATTGCTTGCACCAGACAGCGGATCAATTAACATGATGAGCCGAGGCGATGTGGTCAAGAATCTTCTTAAAAGTTTATTGGAATAAGGTGAGAATATGGCTACTCAATTTGACTTCAGCAATTTAGGCAGTATGTTTGGCGGTGGCATGGGTGCAAAGCCAACAGGCATTGAGGCTTTGCTGTCTGAAGATCAGCGCAAACTTCTTGGCCGCAATGCTGCGCTGTCAGCAGCCGGTGCATTGCTCCAGGCCAGTGGCCGAAGCACAACCCCAATCAGCATGGGCCAAGCGCTTGGATCGGCTTTGCAGGCTGGCCAACAAGGCTATCAGCAGGCAAGAGCTGGGTCACTGCAAGATTTGCTTTTGGAGCAAAAGTTAAAAGAGGT